CGAGTATAGAATCCGAAAAACAGGATGAAGTTGCTAAGTCGATATTTTCTCTTAGTTTTTGGAAAAATTTAATATGGAAATCGAAATGATTAATTTTAGAAACTTTTTAAATAGACATGTAAAACGAATAACAAAGGGAACAAAACAATGAGTAGAAAAGCAAACGTACGAGATATAATAGATATAGCTGATCACGAAGTATTTATGTCAGATGGTGTGATTATAAACATAGAAGATTCTTTAGACGACATCAAATCAACAATTTATGAAGAATTTGAATTAGAAGCGAATCATTCTCAATTAAAAAAATATGTCTTCAAAAACTATATAGATAAGATGGACTATTTGATTGTGGATGACGAAATAATTTATGATTAAATTGGCAAAGAAGGACTTTAAAATAAAATGTCGAATTTAATAATAAGAAACACTTTTTACAGAGGAGCACAACATGGGATGCTACGGACGAATTTTAACGGACGAAGATTTAGAATACATTCTAAATACTTTTAAAATTGAAAACGGCGAATTATTTAGGAAGCTGAAAATAGGGGGTAATTGGAAGATGGTCAAAAATAAAAAGAACAGTACTAACGGGTATTGCCTTGTCGGTGTTCTAAAAACAACGATATTCTATCACCGACTAGTATACATTCTAGCTAATAAACAAGATATATCTGCTGGGTATATGATTGACCACGTGGATGGTGACACTTTAAATAATAAGATAGAAAATTTACGAGTCGTCACCAATCGAGAGAATTTACAGAATTGTAAAACCCACAGACTAGGAAGTCTCGTTGGCTGCTGTTTCGATAAACACGCTCAAAAATGGCTGTCGGAAATTTATACCAATAATAAGAAGATTCACCTCGGCCGTTTCGCTACTGAGCAAGAAGCATCAGCCCAATACCTGCTCGCTTTACAATACCTTGACGAATTTGATAATAATAAACAATTCAGACAGCTACTAAAGACCAAACAACTAACCGTTGGCGGTATTTTAAATGGCTGATTTTATTATTAAATTGGCTAAAAACAAATGTGTCCAGAAGTCCACAGCGATTTAGTATGATTGTAAGAGAAGTAAGAATGGTTTCTAAACTTCTGAATGATTAACTTTTTGGAGAATCGAAATGAGCAAAGTAACAACCGTCGAATTCGTGTTAAATTTAGTCAAGCAATCGTTGGCTAATAATCAGACGATTAATTATGAAGAACTAGTAAAGATTATTCTGAGATCACAGCAGTATGATATTACGAGTGCTCAGTATAACCAGGTAAAAATTGAATCTATGGTTATGTTAAATGAAACTGTTGATTTTGATATTAAAAAGTTCGATGAAGCGGGCGATATTCAATACAAGAAGATGCAAGAAAGCCAAAAAGCTTGGCAACCAGCAATGAAACAGCTTCGTAAAGAATTGAGAATCTCAGCCAAACTCAGGGCTCAGAAGCGTGCTTTGGCTGCTATGGCAAATAGTTAATTAGCTCCAAAAATGGCCGGGCTTGGTTGAAAAACCAAGTTCGGCTTTTATTGTACGTAGAGGACAAAATTATGTCGGTGCTAGCGGTGAGCTAATCTTATTAATAATATTATAAGATTACGGGTTCGATTTCCGAAACCGGCTTTTTGAATGAATAGATGATAATGTTTTAATAAGGATAAAACAAATGAGCAAGATTATTACAAAATTAATGATAGCAATATTACTGTGCATGATAACTACTAATATTCAAGCACAATCAGTTATTCAATCAGCTAGACAGTTGCAGGAAGACCACGAGAACCGAGTCTCAGGAATAGCAGCCTTTGCTGACATACAGCTAAAAACAGCTACAATCGATTATCAATCAAAATTGCAAAGATTAAAGCAATCAGCAGAAACCACTAAAAATAAAGCATTATTAGCAGAATTAAGTAGTATGCTCGATAATTCAGATATTAAGACAATCGATAGAAGAACTTCCAATCTAGAATTTACTACAGCTTCAGCAGCCTATAGTCATAAGCTGTCAATGTATTCAGGTGGCAAAATATTTATCACTTCAAAGAATGAGAAAGATAAATCAGGATCAAGAAGCAATACAATAGGTAGCTGGCAAGTACAGAAAGTAGTAGTAATTCGAGTTTTTGCTCCATTTTATAGTAACAAACCAACTGCCATGATTATTATATTGATTAAAGAAGATAATAAAATAAAGATGTATATGCCATTGTCTAACAGCAGAAGTTCTGAGATGATAACTCAAACAGCAGAACATTTACTGAACTAAGAATATAATCTGCGAGTTATATAGTGATGGACATTATTAGATTAAAAAGATCGAGAAGGAAAAGAGATGTAAGTACCTTAGCACAAGGCATTTACGTTAGAGCTTCTACCTATTCAAAATTACCAAAGCACAATATAAAGAAGAATAGAAAACTAATTCGTATAGATAATAAGCTCCATCTCGGCGTTTAAAATAACTAATTCCAGATATTAAATAGCTAAACTGTTGATTATAAACGGCTTACAACTACAATAAAGACAATTAAAAATACAAAAGATAGCTATCACTAGTCCATAGCTACATGTATAGACGGTTATCTATATATCATATCTATTGCTTAAATTCCAACAGTAACTACTAATATAGTAGTGGGGCATGGCTAAGACGGTACTATTACCGCAAGGGTGGTAGCACACTTTTCCACATTGTTTCTAGCTACAGAGAATCTATCCTACAGCGAGAATGTATACCAGATGTATTTGAATTGCTTGACGCGAATTAAACTCGCCTCGCGAATTAAAGTCTCATCTTATTTCACTCGTCCAGCATAACTATTTTTTTTTATACTTTCTGGACAACATATATATCAAGCTTGGAGTAACTACTAACAAATGAGTATAGCCCCATGGGGGCATAGGTTCTCCCTAGACATATATTTAAAGAGAATAGGGTGGTAGCACACAAATTTACAATTGGCAGATGGATGACATTTCATTCCTCGCGAATTATATAGAGGAGAACACATTTATGAATATATCAGCTAAACAGATTGATGAAACCTATCATCTAAGTAAGAGGGAATTAAGAACATGGCGGAATCGTGGCCTACCTTTCAATCTAGAAGGTAAAGAATATGTGTACGAAGAAGAACCATTCTTAAAGTTTTATCACGAGAACATATTACCAACACAAACACATCAGAAGACCGTCAATAACGATAAAGAATTAGCTTTAAATTATGCTGAATTAAAAACAAAGCATGAACAGGAAAAGCTAAAACTTACTGAACAGAAAGTCTTACAGGTGAAGAAGTTAACTATTCCTAGATCAGAAATTAGTAGAATATTAGTATCTCGTGCTTTGCTATTTAAAGAGGCATTATATCAAATAAAAAATAAAGTAATTATATTTGATCCTTCATTAGAATCTGAAATAGATGATATAATAGAAGATGCTATCAGTAAAATGATAGATAAGGGCAAGGAATATACACCTTGAAATGGACTAAGAAAGAACTAGATATACTAACCTGGAAATCCCCGTTGAGTCCTGATGTCTGGATGGAGAAGTATTATTACTTAGATGGTAGTGCTATAGCTGAAAAAGGACCATATAGATTTAGAAGATCACAGTTTTTTAAAGAAATAGCTCAGCAGTTTGAATCAACAGAAGAAATAGTAATAAGAAAATCCGCACAATGTGGCTATAGTATATTCTTTACTGGAATTCTTAGTTATTGTTTAGACAATTATGCTTCTGACGCGTTGCTTGTATTCCCATCTCAGCAAGCTGGAGCCGATTTCTTACACGAGAAGGTATATCCTAGTTTCAAAGCTCAAGAATGGATGAAGCCAATATTGCCTGCTAACGATAAAGATTATACGTCTAGCGGAATTAAATGTGCTGGATCATCTATTCATCTGGCGTTTTCTGGTTCTCCAACTTCTTTAGCAAGCAGAAGCGTAAGATTTATCTTTGCGGATGAAGTGAGTAAATTTCAAGGTGGTACTAAAGAAGCAGATCCAATCAGTTTGATGCGAGAACGACAAGTCACTTATGGTACTCGTGCAAGAACTATATATGGCTGTACGCCGACGAATGACAGAGACGAAATATGCCAATTATTTGATAATTCTGGCGAAAGATATTATTTCCATATTCCTTGTAATATATGTAATAGGTTCTTCTTTCCGGAGACTAAATTAATTAAATGGGATATCCCTCATTTTGAGACTAACAATGAAAAGATTAATTATATCACAGATAATAAAGATTTAGTCTATATGGAATGCCCGCACTGCCAGTCTAAAATAACAGAGGCAGGCCGATGCCAAATAATATTAGAAGGTAAATGGCTAGCAGAAAACGAATATCAAGATAGTGACTTGACTATCAAAGGACCAAATAATAAAACAGCAAGAAGAAAGGCATATCAGATTAACCGTTTGATGAGTCCATATGGATGCCTTTGGAGAGCGGCTATTGAATTTATAGGCTCACTAGACAGTCCACATAAGCTAAAAAACTACGCTAATTCATGGGAAGGCTTGCCTTATAAAGAATCAAGTCGAGAATATTCATCATCTGAAATTACTAATCTATGTCCGCAACAGGGTAAAAAGAAGTCATTGATAAATATGCAGGGATATCTGGTTGCTTCTGCCGATACACAAGCAACCCATTACCACTGGTCTGTTTATCAAATATCAGAAGATCATATTCATCTTGTAGACTACGGTCAGTGTCAAGACAGAGATTCTTTAATTACAGCGGTTTTTGGTGATTATGATGGAAAAAAAGCTCAGATATGTGCTATAGATGCCAGAGGTAATAAAACACAAGATATATACCACTTTGTAAGTCAAACTCCGAATATGGTAGCTGTGTTAGGTGCTAACAGCCAGTATTTTCCACCCTTCAAGAAATCCAGTAATGGTTATAACGCAATTAGCTACAGTATAGATACGGTATTCTACAAAGATAAGCTATTCGATGCAATAGAAAAAGAAAAGATATCTACATTTGAAAATATAGATAGATACTGGGCTGAAAGCATTACTGCTGAACGAAAAGAAGCTGTTAAAGTAGGCAGTAAAATAAAATATAAGTATGTAGAAATCAAAAAAGATAAGAATCACCAATTGGACTGCCTCGTATATTCGATGTTTGCTTACGATTATTTAGTAGCGACTACGGGGAATTCCAGCTATCAAGCTCCCAAGCCGAAATTAGTATTGCCTCCACATCAACTATTTAAAAATCCTTCAAGAAGATTTTAGCGAATTATATTATAATGGGAGTATTACATGGCTATTAATTACAATTTACTGCATAATCCTACAGATTCCGAGATGGTAAAGGCACTACGACACGCGATCACTAGTATACTAACTGGCGGTCAAAGCTATACAATAGATGGTCAGCAGCTTAATCGAGCTAATTTAAAAGATTTGCAAGATTTATTAGTTTATTACGAGAACAAATCTAACGGGAATAACTTTCCTAAATTTATACCTATTGGGAAGACAAATATAAGATGAATAAAAGACAAATAAAGAAGAGACTTGGTAAATCACAAAGTGCTGTAAACAGTGAATTAGACACAGCTAAAAAAAAGCTATTGATGCAAGTCTATACACAAGCAATTCAAGGTGTTAACAATAGTCCGTGGTCTACGCTTTATAAAAATCAGGATAGGCGGGATTCTCACGAAATAGCTTATGATATCGCTTCGCTCCGCGAACGTTCTAAAATGTTTTATCTAAATGATCCTATCTACCGACCACTAATAGATAATTTGGCTAAAAATATAATAGGTACTGGGTTTGTTTATAAATCAGAAGATTTAGACTCAGAAGATAAATTTTATGAATATACTAAATCACCAACTGAATGTGGCAAATCATGGGAAGATTTTCTTTATACGGTAGTAAGATACTTTTTCATTTATGGAGATGTACTTCTTCTAAAAAGAAATGATAAAATAGTAATCATTGATCCTCAAAGAATACATTATTCAGGAGAAAGCTATGGAGAAAATCCCGTAATAGACGGTGTTGAGATCGACGACTTGACTTCCAGACCTATAGCATTTCATGTCAGTACTCAGTCAGAGAAGTCAATAAGAATACCGGCAGAAGAAACAATATATATAACTAATAGTCAAATTCCTGGGGAGATAAGAGGCGAACCCTCGCTGTCTCAAATAGCAGATCTACTTGAGTATAGCTATCAATATACTACGGCTGCCGTTTTGGCAGCGAGAATATCAGCTAGTCTTTCACTGGTTGTCACCAGTTCCGATATAGCTGGCTTCTCTGACTATTTGTCAGGACAGCTAGATTTAACCACGCCTAGCCTTACCTATATGCCTGCTGGATCATCTATACAGCAGATTAAAAGCGAAAACCCTATGGGTAATTATGATACCTTCAACAGTTCAATACTCAATCAAATATGTACGTGCATGGGACTGACGCCAGCCGCTTTGGGAAATGTTGAAAAATTGAACTTTTCAAGCTCTAAATTGTCAATAGAGGTAGCTAGAGATACTTATCGCCGGTGGCAACGATTTTTTAGAGATTATCTAATTCATAAATTATGGGATTGGAAAAATGAAGGAATTGAAGTCGAAATCCGCGGCAGCGGATTTAAATCATACGACATCGCCAACGATTATGCCGCCGAAGCCTTGGCTATAGAAACTGGCTTAGAAAGCCTTTCATCCGTTCTTGCGAATCGCGGGATATGGTTAGACGAACACCTTGAAAAACTAAAAGAAGAGCAATTAAAATTAAAAGGCATAAAGCTTAATCATAGTCAGATGACGCAAAAAAATAATGAGGAAATAACAGATGCATAAGATAGTTGAAAATAAAGGAATAATATATATAATTGGTGGTTTATCTAAATATGGTAATAAAGAATCCAAAGGTGTAGATTCTTATTTAAGTATTAGACAATCAATAATACAATTAGATAAGGCTTCTGACATAAGTGAGATATTACTGTATGTAGATTCTCCTGGTGGGTCAATTGACGGGTTATTCGATACCTGTAATCAATTAGCTAATATTAATAAACCTACCAGTGCATTCATAACGGGAATGGGCTGCTCGGCAGCGTTTATTCTAGCCAGCCAGTGCCAAAGTATTGCCGTTGAGAGCGATGCAGTGATAGGCTCAGTCGGCGTAATGAGAATTTTAGAAGACAGTTCTAAAGCTGCTGAACTAGCTGGTATCAAAAGTGTAGTTGTCGCTAGTGGTTATAAAAAAGGACGTTTATTCCCCAATAGCGAATTATCTAATGAAGATATAGCATCTGTAAAAAAACAGGTAGACTACTTCGCCGAAAAAGCATTTAATATAGTTAAACAAGGTAGAAAAAATATGACAGATAAACAGCTTGACTTTATTAAGTCTGGAGATCAATATAATGCTGAGGAGGCAATTGACTTAGATTTAATTGATTCTATCACTAGCTATTCTGCATTTCTCGCGGGTTCTGTTTCTAAGTCAGAATATAAAGCCCAAGCAGTAGATGTAAAAGAAGAAGACGAAAAAGAAGATGGACAGTCTGAGCCTGTAGCAGAAGATACTACTGTCGAAGATGCTCCTGTCGAAGATGCTAAAGATAAAATTATAGATGATCTTAAAAAAGAAATAGAAATGCTAAAAGAAAAGCTTAATAAACCATTAGAAGACGAAGATAATGGTGTTGCTGAAGATGTCGCAGTTGAAGACGAAGACGAAGATGAAAAAGACAAAGAATCAATGGAAGCCACTGCTGTAGACAGTTTGAACAAGAAAGCTGATATTGGCATTGTAGGCTTATATTTGCTCGCTTGCGACAATGACGCAGACTTTGCTGTCAAAGCTATGAAAGATGGGCTAACGGTGGGCGAAGCCGGCGATAAGTACCTTCAAAAGATGGACGTAGCCAATTTGAAAGCTTTTACAGATTCTAAAGCTCATAATTCTTTCGACAAGGTATATAATACAGTTAGAAAATATTGTGCAAGCGATGCGGACGCAAAAGCTTATGCTAATTATTTAATAGACAATAACAAAACCATATAATAGGAAATACATAAAATGGCAGATTTAACGGTCGAAAAAGTGTGGGAACGTAAATTACAAGGTCCATTTAAAATGGGTCGCTATCCTCTAGCCGCCAGCAGCACGATTAAACGCGGAGCCTATGTATGTGCGAATTCGAGCGGCGATGCCACCAACGGCGATAGCTCGGTTAACGGTACTGTTCTCGGTATTGCAGACGAATCAGTGGCTACCAGTAATGGTGACACTCATATTACAGTGATCTTAGAAGGTGTTTTTAAGCTCACAGTTGTTGACGCAGACGATGATGACAACGTAGGCGATATAGTCTATCTTGGGGCCGATGATAATTCTTACACAGTTACTTCTGCTACGGGTTTAGAAGCTGTCGGCAGAATAGAAGAATTCGTGACTGGAACCACCAATTGGGTTAGACTCGTTGGCGAACCGGTACGCGACCCTGCTTAATATATAAATAGAATTTAACAATAAATAGGAAAAGATAGATATGCCAAATTACAATCATTCAATTAAATTAGAGGCAGCTTTTAGAAATAGCTATTCGCTGTCCTTATCACAGACCTGGGGACCTCGGATAAGCCGAGTATTAGAAAATACAAATTCGGCAGTTCTCAGAAGTATTGCGGTCGGGTCGTCTAAGCCGATAACTGCCTGGAACGGCGGAAATAGAACTACCTCGCCTTTACGAGACTTCAAGCTTGAAGTACAGAATACAAAGTATGAGACAAATTTTGGTATAAGCCGCGATGTATGGAATAGAGACGACGCGGGAATATATTCTGCTGAAGCTAGTCAATTAGGCATTTACTTAACCGATCACTGGTCCAAATTAGTCGCTGCTCAGCTTATTCTAAACTCAAATTGGTACGATTCTGTATCACTATTCGGTTCTCATCCGATTGGGAATAGTACTCAAACCAACGATTTAACGGCCACCGAAATTAGCAGCTTAAATGTAGCAACTGCAACGGCCCCCTCGGCCGATGAAGCCGCGAACATCATTAACGAAGCAATTATGTACTCCACCGGCGTGATTGTTAACGACGCCAATGTCGCGGTTAACGGTACTGCCAAAAAATTCATGTTTATAACCGGATCTGCTAAAATAGCGGGTGCATATCGCTCTGCAGTTTACCGTCAGAATTTGGCACAAGGTTCTACCTCGGTAGTTGATGGTCTCTTAAGAAACGGCTATAATGTAGAAGTAGTTATGGACAATGCCTTAGCTTCTGATACTGACGGTATATATATGGCGATTGAAGACATGCCGCAAAAATCTTTTATTCTTCACAGCGAATCGGCTCCTCTATTCGAAATAGTTGGCAACGGGCAGAACGACTCGACCGGATTTTTCCAGGACCAGGTTTTCGTTGGCGTCAGCCAATCCAGGAGTCTTGCAATGGGTGACTATACGAAGATCTATCGATTAACTCACAGCTAAGTTCTAAAAACAATTTAACTAAACTAAGGACATATATCATTAGATTGTTGTATGTCCTTATTTTTTGGAATAATAATGAACATAGATATATTATCAGCCGGTCCTTCAGCTTTAGATTATAGAGCAACAGGCAATAAGATAATAGCTATTAATTCTGCTGCTTTAATACATTCTGCTGATTGGGTAGTTATGCTAGATACTACAACAATAATATCTATATATGGAAGTGTAATGGGTAATCCCGTCTTAGTTACTTCTGGAAATGCAGCTAAACATTTAGATGGAGATACTCATATTACTTCTAAATATTGTAAGTTGTCTAGAAAATATCGCCCTTATAATTTTTCTATAATCGCTGCTCAATACTTTGCTTATTTTGAATTAATGGCTACTAGCGTAACTATTTACGGCGATGATAAGGTTGGAACACTGGATTGTATGGATATGCCAAACACATTTAGAAATGATATAAGATGGCAACGAGAAATCAAATGTCAGCAGCTATTTGACGAATACAGGAAAATAAATAAATGACAATATTTCGAGATGAAATCTTAGCTAATGATTGGAAATTCGCCGCTTTTAACGATTATGAATTTGCAGAATCTGTAACTATTCGTCGAAGAATTAGTAAAGAAGCCAAGGCCATAGGCCAATTAACAGGAACTACAGTTACTTCTATTGTTATTACAGACGGTGGAACAGGGTATCTGTCACAACCAACATATATTTATTCTGGCGTAGGGACTTCGTTGCTATTAGAAAATATAGTGATTATATCAGGGCAAATAATTAGTGCTGATGTTCAATCTAGTTCTACAGATCATACCGTAGCACCGATTATACAATTTCAAGGTGGATACGAAGATTGGCCACTGAATGCCTGTATAAGGCGTCCTGGCATTGAATCAGTAGTTGGCAGGAAGAATATCAGCGACTACATTAGAATCAGTGTATCAAGGCAAGACATGGCGACTATAGATACTGGCCGCGATAAGGTCCTATTATATAAAAGAACTGATGATACTGCTCTTTCTGAGTTATCAATTATCAATGTGATAGCAGGTAATGAAGGTTTTTGGATATTAGAAGTTAAATGAATATTGATACTTCAAAACTTAATAAAGAAATAGTTAAAATTCAAAACAAGTTTAATAAAGAAGTATTAAATGCAACTAAGCGGTCTTTAAGAAAAATTGGTAAAACAGATTTAAAGAAATTAAAAGCAGAACAGCTTAATTCATTGCAATATCTAAAAGTTAAATCAAAAGGATTAAAGAAGTCTTTTAAATATAAATTGATTGGACGTGATTTAAGTGATCTATATTTAAGCGAATATACTAGATGGAAGGCTGCTCCTATATTTCAAACCGGGGGAGTAGTAGTAGCTAAAAAGAAATTAATACCTATATTCTTTGATGGGGCTAAAGTTCCTAAAACTATATTTTCTAGTAAAATAGAATCAGGAGATTGGACGATCTTTACCAGCAAAGGCGGTAATATAATTATATATTCAAGGACAGAAAAAAAACCTATAGGTGTATTAAAGCGACAGATTATACAGAAGAAGCGTCTAGCATTCTTTAAAAATTCGGAACAAAATTCAGCAGAACATACACAAATATTAGATACAGAATTTGATAAGTCATTAAGAAAACTAATGGCTGAATAATGGAGTGCCAATGGCAAATTCAATACTAGAACAAATATCGCAAAATATATTAACCACTTTAAACGGAATGACTGTAGCAATGGGCTATACTCAAGATATAACCTTTACCCGACCATTACGAAAAGGAACTATACCTACTGCTAATACAGGCATTTTAGCTATAGCTGCTGTTAAATCGGAAGGTCAAGATGGCGATACTCAACAGCCAATTTATAGCCAACTACAGCATTTTATGGTCGATTATGAATTAGAAATATATATTTTTCAATCAGACGATGATACTACTCCTATTGATACAATCAAAAGTAATATATTTGCTGATTGTAGTATATTATTGATGGCGGATGCTCAACGCGGTTCTCCGGCAGATGCATCTGGTCCACATTTAGCACTGGATACTTTTGTCACTGGTTATGATAACTTTTTTGATGAAGACGGTAGTTTTGAGGGAATGACAGTTAATTTTTCAGTACATTACCGCGTATTCCGTAATAATCCTTATCAAGCAGGTTAAGGATTGTTGGAATGCGAATTATATAATAGCACAGATTAGACAATAACAAATAGGAATTAAATTATGCCAAGTATCTATAGAATGAATATGCTGGGAGCGAAAGTAGAAAGCACTGCGGGAACAAGCGTTTATGGGAGCATGGACGAAACCGATACGCTATTTCACGTTTTCGACGTTTCTGTCTCAACGGACATTCCATTCACCAGACGTACACTACAAGGGAGCTTATCAAATATTGCTTCGGTACATGGGGCTCGCGGTAGAAGCGTGTCATTTTCCCTTCACTGCTATGGCCTAGGAAGTGCTGGTCTGCCAATTTGGGCTGAGACATTTTTACCTAGCTGCGGATTAAAAGAGGTCACCGCCAGTTTTGAGTATATTCCTTCCAGCCTCCAGAGCGATCACGAGAGCTTGAGCTTGGTAGTTTACCAGGACGGAAAAGCTGTTAAATTAAGGGGCTGTAGAGGCAATATCAATTTTCAGCTGAGCCATGGCCAGCCCATTATTGCTCAATTTACCTATACAGGCGTATACGATGGCGAGGTCGATGTTGCTACTCCTTCGTCTCAAACCTGGCCTCTAATAGTACCTCCTCGCGTTGCGAGCGGTACTTTTACTTTGGGTAGTTATACCCCGATTATATCAAGTATGAATATTAATACCAATAACGTAGTGGAGTTGAGACCGACCATAGCCAACGACGACGCCTATATTTCAGCGTTGATCGTTGACCGATCGTTGTCCGGAACCTGTGACCCAGAAGATACTTTAGTAGCGACTAATGATTTTTACGCTCAGCTTCGAGGACACACAGAACAAGCTTTATCGATTGCTATTGGATCTGTTCAGTATAACAAAATTTTAATAACCGCTCCAAAATTCCAGTACAACACAATTGTTGAGAACCAGAGAAATGGAATGAACGCTCTCAGCTCAACTTTTAGCTTAAATGCTGATTTAGCCAATGGCTCAGATAATGAAATAGCAATATCATTCCCGCAATCTGCTTAATAGGAAATATAGAAAATGGCAACTAATAGAATTGAAGGCGATACATATTTTAACGGGAACGTTGGTTCTTCTAGTATGACCTTGCCTTCTGGGACAGTTACAAATAATAGTATAATAGCACTAGCAGGAATTCAAGCCGAGAAATTAGAACATCAGCATAAAATAGTATATGCTCAAGGCTCAGCAGTTACAGCAGCAGACGCTAGAAATCCAGTATTTGTTGTTACCGGATTAACCGCCGATATAATCAGTATTAAAGCCGGTTCGGTAGCCGCTAACGTAGGTGATAGCACTGTAGCTGTTGATATTCTAAAAAATGGAACTACTGTATTATCTGGGCCTATCAGTTTAGACAGCGGTGATGCTGCTTATGATTTAGTCAGTGGAACAATTTCGGTAGCTACTTTGGCACAGGACGATGTTCTGGAAGTTAATATTGATGCTACGATTGGAACAGGTACATTAGCCCTTGGCTTATTCGTTATAATCACACTACACGAATTGGCTCAATAAAATTTTAACCAAATCATTTGCCGTGCTACCAAATCCGCCATCTTTGGGGGTTGGAGTGTGTCGGCCATTTCGACGATGATTGAGCAATATCATATTAGGAGAAAAATTATGATACCCACCAGCAATTCAGACAATTTTAACATTGAACTATTAAACCTAGACGATTCTAAAACGATTATAGAATTTAGATATCCTACATTAAAAGAATACCGAGAATTTCTTAAAGCTCAAAAAGAAATTGAAGCTATGCAGGACGGTATTGAGCATATAGATGCGGTTCAAGAATTAATAGGTAAATTTTCTACACAGAAAGAAAAGTTAGACGAAATAACACCGATTCAATTATCAGAATTATATCTTAGATACATATCTGAATACATTTTATCTGAAAATGAAAAAAAAAGATTACAGCAGCAGCGGCTTCAATCTATACCAGAACAGCAAACGAATCACTCCAGCGAATGATAGATTGTCCAATTTGTTCTGGCAAAGGCTGTAATAATATAAGCAGAAGCAGAATGATATCTGTTTCTAAATGCCATGCAGATTTTGTAAATAGATATCAGATAATAATAGAAGATTCCTTACCTTGTTTTGAAGGCTTCCTTAGATTTAATAATCCTTTAACAGATTATATGAATCAAGATATACATTTATTAGCGACTGTTAGTGATTATATTGAAAAGGGAATATTACCCGATAAGGACGGATTAAGCGACCAAAATTTCAAGATGATATCAGCAGCGAATTATTGGTTACATATTAATAAAATATTTAAGACGGAATTAGAAAATGAGCAATATAACAAAAACAGTTGAACTTAGAATAAAAACTGTCGATTTGACTGGTAATTCTGTTCAAACTACGACCAATAATCTAAAAAAAATAGAGGTTTCAGCAGAGGGGGTAGGTAAATCCTTTTCTAATTCTGTCGGGTATTCTACTAAATTAAATAATAATATTTCACAAATGAATAGGTCTTATGATGTATTAAATCAAAAAGCTAAATCATATGAAAGTACTTTGCGTGGTAGTGCTGAAATTCAATCTAAATTAATGGGAGTAATGGGAAGCTTAGGCAGCGGTAATATTTCTGGGAGTCGTGACCTACTAGATCTTATAGCTTCTTTTGCAGTTATTGGATTAGGAACACGGTCAGGTAATTCTGATGCTAGGGCTAATAGTTCTAGCAGTATTGGTACTGTTGCGTCTAATAGTTCTAGTGACAAAGCTTCTAGTAGTTCTAGCATTATTGGGTCTGTTGCTTCTAGCATTATTGGTTCTAAAATAGCTACTCCTCCATCTAATGGACATATTATAGCAGGTAGAATTGGGACTGGTGCGGCCTTCGCTCCTATTCTATCAGGTGGGCGGGCTAAAGATACTACTATTGGGCCTATTCTTACTTCAGATATGGCAGATGCATTAGCGGCTGCTGCAAGATCAGCCGCCTTAAAAGCATCTGCTAATAATGTAACTACCGGCTCTTCTGCTATTGATTTTATTACCAAAGCTCGATCTCAAGGCTTTACCAAAGAAGAAATAAATGCAGCGGTAAGTGCTAGTCCTTCTTTATCTAAGCTTTTAAAAAATCCAATTAAAACAAATACTATTTTGTTAGGTTCGGGCCTGGGAGGTTTGCAAAATCTGCCTGCTATTGCACGAGAAGCTAAAAACAAGGTCTCAGACGACCTATTCGGAGATAAGCGAGTAGACTTATTTTCAGAGGTTGTTCCTAAATCTGTCAAAGCCAAAAAAGATAAAAAATTTATAGATAGTTCGTTAGTCGGGCAAATTAAACTAGCCGCTGCCGCCGCCATTACATTTAAATCTTTAGAAATAGGAATAAAAGGAGCAAACGCATTTTTAAAATCTTACAGTGATAACGTGGACGAAGCTGCAAAGGCATATGTTGGTCTCGGAGAATCCATTAAATCTATTCCTTTAATTGGTGGATTATTGAGTGATCTAAGACCGCTTGAGTTTATCTTTGACTTTTCAAAGGTCTTAGAAAATGAAAAGAAGATAACAGATCAATATAATGAAAGATTAGAACTAGCAAAAGATATTAATAAGCTATTAACAGCTTCTAATAGACGTGGCGAATTAGCCAGTATGACTACACAAGGACAGGCATTATCATCTAGCCGTGATAATGTAATGACTAATATTGAAGAAGTAAAGGCAAAAATAAATGAGCGTCAATTAAGTATAGATTCTTCTGAGTCCAGTTTACCGAAGCTTTTTAAAGATTGGGCCGATTGGGGTGGTCAGCAAGCAATAGGTAATCTCAATATCAAGATTAAAAAAGAAAAATTAACTGCTAAAGATTTAGGTATGAGCGATGAGATGTTTAAGGAGATGACCACTACCAGGCATGTCAATATTAAAGAAGGTAAAATCTCGACAGGACTACAGAAATTCTTAATGGGTCAGGTAGAGGGCCACGAGGTACCTAGACAAGATTATGCTGCTGCAATACAGAACATAGCTACTGAAACCATTAATATAAATAGTTTAAAAGAAATACAAGTTAACTATGAAAAAGAATTATTAAAATTAACAGAAGAATACAATAAAGAAACAAAAGAAACATTAAAAACTGCTATTGAAAAAAATGAAAAGTCCTTAAAAGCTAATAGCCAACAAATTGCTTTGCTTAAAGAATCTAATCCTTTAGAACAATCGAAGCTGCAACTTCTTCAAGAAGAAGAAATGAAAATAGAATCTATTAATGAAATGTATAATGAACAGCTAAAGTTTATTAAAGATAGGAATATTGCCTTAAAAGAAGCTGGACTTGAAGTACAAGACCTTTCCAAGGAAGAAGAAGCAATTAAAGAGGCTCAAGCTAAGCAAATACAACAGGCAAAAGAATTAACAGCTATTAGAAGAAATATCCTTTTAATAGCCGAGAGAGAGAGAAAAGAAGCAGAAAGATTAGTATTAATTCGAGAAGCTAATAACAGTAAAAGAAGTGCTAAAGAGAACATAGCGAGTTTTATGCTTAGTGATCGTGCTAGCCGTGGAGATAAAGAAGCTAAAAAAATATTAGACGAGTTTACTTATGAAAACAGCAGAACCAGTACACAATCTGGTATAAGAACAGCTATAAATAATAATTTAGGATTATCAACATTCTCAGGAGCTAATGAAGCTATAGAGCTTAGTAAATTGTTTGGACTAACCACTGATCCTTATCGTCCAGTTGAAAATAAAGAATTTAATGAGATTAGATTACCAGATTTAAAAGCTCGTGGACTGACTACTGGTGTACGCGAACAGTATCTTGAAACCGTTGGTGGAATGAAAAAGACTGCTGAGCTTCAAGAGCTAAATAAGCAAACCAGCGAAATAAAAAAGACGAATGCATTCCTTAGAAATCTAGGATTAAACGCTATTACATTGGAAGAGAAATAAAATGGCTACAGATACATCAATAGACCGTAGTAAATTTTCATATAGTCTTTCGATGGATAGACTCGTTATCGTTGAAAGCTACACCCTGCTAACAGATGTGGTCGGCGAATACCCTTCTATTTCTGGATTGCCTTCATTGTGGAGTGCTCATCCTAATTATCCAAATGCGATTTTAGAAGATATTAATATTACCCCTACTATAGAACAAAATCGGGTATTTTACTATGCAATACTTACTTATAAATCCATAGAAGGTACTAATCCTGGGTCGATAACTCCTAACCAGACGATATTTGATTTCGATGTTGGTACAGTAGAAAAAGAAATAGACAGAGATTTAGATGGCAATCCGCTGACCAATTCAAGCGGTGAACCTCCTCAAACGGATTTGACCAAAAAACATCCCGTGTTAATATTAAATGCGAGTAAGACATACGATTCTTTAGATGTGGTCAACTGGGCTAATCACGTTGGCAAATTAAATAGTCAGACATGGACACCTTCAAATAGTTTATTAAGTTTTCCTGAGAAGCATTGTCAGTGCATAGGTATGTCTGTTAACGAATTTACTAATGACTCCTCAAAATTTAATGTTAAATTTAAATTCTTATATGACGAAAATAAACATGTATTACAATTTTTGGATAATGGGTATACTTATTATGATACTGATCAGTCCAATAGAATAATACCTAATTTTGAAAATTTAGATAAAGAACCAATAAGATTAAATGGCTATGGCGGTAAATTCGGACAAGCGTTGGTAAACACAGCTAATACCAGTTTAGGGCTTCCAGCAGGTGCTACCAGAATTTCATTACCAAATTCTGCTAGCACAGCTATTTATCTCAAATGGGATATTAATAATATTACAGATTTTAATTCATTAGGTTTATAAATAAATGGCAAAAAGAAGTACAATAACATTATCTAAATCGACCTTTGACCGTTTCAATTCCGCAGCGTCAGGCTTTAAAAATGGATCATATAATACTACTGGTAATTCCAGCGATCAAGGCTCACCATTTGGTGGTAAGAATTTTTTCTATGGAAAAATTGTAAATGAAGGCCCAGAATCAGAAATAAATTATACAGCAGATTCTAATCTATATTGGGTAAAAAAACTTTATGTAAATGATTCAGCAACTATTTTAGAAGATACTACCTTAGACACAAATGAATCTATTAATACTGTTCATATCACAGCCACCGATATAACTAATTCTAGCCGTTTGGCAGTAGATACTATAGTACAGGTCTACTGGGAAGTGAACCAACTAGGCTATACCAAACATATAATATTAGGTAGTATCGCTAAATTAATTAAAGCTATTGTACTTTCAGAACAAGTGAATACAATTACATGTTATATAGAGGGCAGCGATTCTTCTTCCGATTCATTTTTTGTAAATAAACCGATTCATCTACAAGGCGGAATTTCTAAAATAGCCGATAAATATATATATCCGCCTTACTGTAATGGTAATGTTATTTATATACAGACTATCACACCAGAAGGTACTGATCCAGACATTATTAAATATGTCGACGCTCACGCTCGCGATTTAGACGATTGTCCTTCTTTTTGCCAATCTGAGGCTATAAAACGGTACACAAAGTCGTGTGCAACTGATGAAAATGTTGCGGATTTTGCTGATTGTCCGTCTGCAATCTATTTTAAATCAGGTTCGGAAACATGGCCCGAAAAGATACAGGCTACTATTGGTGAATCATGTTGTGAACAGACTTGCTGCTATGCCCTTTCTGCAGACGTAATAGATGTGGATCCAACTTGCCCCGTTCCTATTTGGCATTCGATATCGGATTGTGAAGACTGTTCCGACTCCAAATGTGGGCTTCTAGTAGATTGCTGTGATGAAGACAACTATCGAGTGGTCACTTGGAAATCTTTATCTGTCGGTGAAATTGTTTCTCAACATGGGACAATTCTTGGTAAGGTAGCGAAAGAAGGTATAAATTCGCAAACCTGCTGGCAAATACCAACAGCACCAATTACTCAAGAAGAACTAGATGGTGATGCAGAATTGGCTAGTTTTTGCGAAACAGCCATAGCTTTTGGGATACAAGGTCATCAGATAGTAGTATCAGATTCTTGCAATGATTGCCTCCCAGCATATGCAGAATTAACGAATTGCGATGAATTAATTACTCAAAAATACTATGTGGAGTGGGAAGAATGGGTAGTAGCCAATTCATTAGCTGAGAACTCAATAGTTAAATTAGCTTCGCCTTATCAGGGCTGCTTTACAGTAGGTACTAAAACGCTGGGTTGTATGCCCGAAACGATATTGAACTATGCGGTTCCTACGATTATGGGGACTCCATATGAATCTTGTGAATTATGCGATGTTAAGTGTGCTAAATTAACTGAGTGCGGTTTAGGAGGCGGCCAAATAACGGTAGATTGGCAAGACGTGAGTACTTATGCTTCTAGAATCGTAAAATTTGGTGGGAGCCCTACCTGTTGGCAAGTGCCAGCCAATCATAGTAATACATGTAATATCGCTGATATAATAAGCTTGACTACTGCTGGCGG